AGAGGAATCAGGAGTTTTAGAAAAGGATTAAATTAAAAGTAGAGTTTTGTTATACGTAAATTACCGCATAGTGGTTTGGGTTTTTTATTTATAAAAATTTACTATACTATATTTATCTGTAATGGCAAACGGAAAAACTTATGGTATAGCATTTCCTTTTAGAGATTCACTCAAAGGTGACTATTTGGCACTGACTGAAACTCCCGAACAGGAAATTAGATCCAACCTCATCCATCTTCTTCTCACAAGGAAGGGATCAAGATATTTTCTTCCAGATTTTGGAACAAGGTTATATGAATATATTTTTGAACCTTTGGATGGGCCAACATTTGGGGCTATTAGAGCCGAAATTCAACAAGCGGTGGACACTTACATTCCAAACTTGAGAATTGACAATATTGAAATTATTCCTCTTTGGCAGGATACTGAAACATTTGCTAACGGAGAATATGTAAGTGACCAACCTGAATATAAAATATTTGATATTTATAGAACGGCCGGACAGGGTGTTCAAGAATACACTGCGAAAGTAAAAATTTCTTTCACCATAACCTCAGATGCATTTGAAACAAAAGATTTCGTAATACTTAATATCTAAAATGGCAAATAGTAGAATACCATATACAAGTAGGGATTTTGAGGCGGTGAGATCCGACCTCATTAATTATGTTAGACAATATTATCCCGATGTTATTGATAACTTCAATGATGCATCCATTTTCTCAGTATTATTGGATCTCAATGCGGGTATTGCGGATAACTTAAACTATCAAATTGACCGTAGTATACAAGAAACTGTACTACAATACGCTCAACAAAAATCTTCTGTTTTCAATATTGCAAGAACATATGGATTGAAGATTCCGGGTAATAGACCTTCAGTTGCGGTTGCGGATATTTCAATTACCGTTCCTGCTTTTGGTGATAAAGAAGACGAAAGATATTTGGGTGTTCTAAGGAGAGGAAGTCAGGTAATCGGTGGTGGTCAAACTTTTGAATTGATTTATGATTGTGATTTCTCTTCACAATATAATACACAAGGTTTTAATAACCGAACAAAAATACCTAACTTTGACGCAAACAATGTCCTTATTAACTATACAATCACCAAAAGAGAACCCGTCATCAATGGTATTACAAAAGTATTCAAAAAAGTCGTAACACCTGCCGATTCAAGACCATTTTTAAACATATTTTTACCTGAAAGAAATGTGTTGGGGGTTACTTCCGTAATTCAAAAAGATGGTACAAACTATGCAAATGTACCATCAAACGCGGAATTTATTTCATCGTCTGATAAATGGTATGAGGTATACGCATTGGCTGAAGATCGTGTATTTGTGGAAGATTCTACAAAGCCAAGTGACAAACCGGGTGTTAAGGTTGGAAAATATATTCAAACAAACAATAGATTTATCACTGAATTTACACCCGAAGGGTTTTTAAAAATGACTTTTGGAGGTGGTACTACTTCATCACAAGAACTTCTAAACAGTTTTTCCAATACAGGTGTCTTACCGAATATTCAAACCTTGAGTAACAATTTTTCTCTTGGTGCAACACTGAAACCAAACACAACTTTATTCATTCAATATCGTGTGGGTGGTGGTAAAGGAACAAACTTGGGAACAAATGTAATTACACAAGTCGGTACGGTTGATTTCTCAATCAACGGGCCATCAAGCATTATCAATAATCAAGTAAAAGGATCTTTGAGGGTTACCAACCCAGTCGCTGCGGTTGGAGGTGCCGACAAACCAACTTTGGAAGAGGCGAGAAACTTCGTAGCGTTCAACTTCGCAGCTCAAAAGAGAGCTGTGACAATCAACGACTATCAGTCTTTAATTCAAACGATGCCAGGACAATTTGGTGCACCGGCAAAAGTTAATATTACTGAAGAAGACAACAAAATCAAAATTCAAATGTTGTCTTATGATGCTGACGGAAAACTTACTCCGATAGTTTCAAATACCATCAAACAAAATGTGGCGAATTATCTTTCAAACTATAGAATGATAAATGACTACATTTATATTGAAAGTGGACAAGTAATTGACCTAAAGTTCCAAGTTCAAGTTGTATTGGATGCGGTTCAAAATCAGGGAGAAGTAATAACAAATATAGTTAACACCATTTCAACATATATGGATCCTACCAACCGAGTGATGGGTCAAGATGTCTTCATCGCCGAACTCAATAGTTTAATTCAAAATGTTGCGGGTGTCATTACTGTTACATCAATAGATGTGTTTAATATGTTGGGTGGTCAATACTCATCAGATCCTATCAGTCAACCATATTCTGACGAGACCACAAAACAAATTCAATTGATAGATCAAACCATCTTTGCTCAACCAAATCAGATGTGTCAAGTGAGGTTCCCAAGTAAAGATATTTTGGTATCTACAAAAAATTTCTCGGGAGTCAATATCTCCTAATGATTTTTCTTGGTATATGATTATTTTATAAAATACGAAATTTCGTATTTATAAAAAAATGCCCGACTTATGTCAAAAAGTTTTAGAATAAGAACTGAAGTAGGAGTTGATCAACAAATCCAACTTGAACTCAACCAAGATTTTGATTATTTAGAAATACTTTCTTTAAAGTTAAGACAAAGTGATGTCTATGACCGAAATTGTTCAGATTATGGTGTCATTGCTGGTAGAGTAATAGTAAACAAAGGTTATGGGGTTCCAAATGCAAGAGTATCAGTTTTTATACCTCTATCTGATATTGATTCTTTAAATCCCTTAATATCAACACTATACCCATATAGAGATTTATCCACCAAAAATGAAGACGGATTTAGGTATAATCTGTTACCTTATGAACCGAGTTATCCTGGTCATGCGGCAACAGGTTCATTTCCATCGGCGAACGATGTTTTGACAAGATCGGAGGTTATTGAGGTTTACGATAACTACTATAAGTTTACCACTAAAACTAATGAAAGTGGTGACTTTATGATTGTAGGGGTTCCCGTAGGTGAAGTTGCGTTAAATGTGGATTTGGACCTATCGGATATGGGTTGTTTTTCTTTATCACCATCCGATTTGATAAGAATCGGAAGAGCATCCGAAGGTCAGTTTGAGGGGGGTAGATTCAAAAGTTCAACAGATTTAGAAAGTTTACCGCAAATTGTGAATTTTGTAAGAAGTGTAAATGTAAGTCCATTTTGGGGGAATAATGAAATATGCCAGATTGGTATCGCTCGAGCGGATTTTGATTTGAGAGATTTGGGGATTACTATAACACCTCATTCTGTTTTTATGGGATCCACATTCTCCTCATCCAATACTGACTATATCAAAGATCAAGGAAGTGGAAATAAACCTTGTAAGGTCAAGCCAAAACTTGGTGATTTATGTGCTAGTCAAACATCACCAGGACGAATTTTATCCATAAGACAAACGGAAGGGGTGGATGAAAATGGGGATCCCGTTCTTGAACAATTTAATTTAGAAAATGGTGGTAGAGTAATCAATGAAGATGGATCTTGGCTTGTGGAAGTTCCGATGAATTTAAATTTTGTAACCACGAATGAATTTGGTGAACAAGTCCTTTCAAACGATCCAACAGTCGGTATTCCTACTGAAGGAAAATATAGATTTAAAATTGAATACGACACAAATCAAAAATTTAGTGATGTTCTTCAAAGAGCTGATTTTTTGGTTCCAAATATCAGAGAATATGGTTGGGATTCGGGAGGTAGTCAAGATCCTGCATTTTTGGATGAAAATACAAATCAAAATATACTATTCCAAAAGTCATATTCTTTCAGTTTGAGTTGGGATGATTATCCTGATAAAGATATTGCAATCAATTGTCAGGATTACTTCTATAATATGGTATATAACAAAGTATATACCGTAAGTAATCTGATTGATCAATACAAGTCGGCAAATGTAAAGGATAAGTTTACGGGTATTAAAAAGATATTGGATAGAACTTGTGAATCAGAAGTTAACAAATTTCCAACAAATGACGGTCACAAAGATTTTGATTTTCTTTTCTTTTTGTTACAAATATTATTGGGTATTTTATCTCCTATAATTTGGATTTTGATCTATATTGGTCACATATTATTTACCATTGTTGCTACAATTTGTTTTGTTATTTGTGCACTTAAAAGAGTTGCTGATTTAGTTAATGTTACAATTAATTGTCCTGGTTTTTGTACTGGTTGCGGAAGTGAAGAATGTTCATTCGAGTCACCCATTATAATATCCTTACCTATGTTAACCTATCCCGATTGTACGACTTGCGATTGTTCAACAGAGGAAGGGGCACCACAAGAACAACCACCTGGAGATATTGTACCAAGTGAAAGCGAGTTAGACTCGGGTAATTCACTTTTAGTGAACACAAATGCCAGTTCATTCTATAATGATGATGACAGATTTATAGATCCTTATAACCAATTTAAAGGTAATGGAGGATGTTGGGATACTATAGCAACTTATACAGAACAAAGTGGTAATGACTTCAACTATCAATTACTTCAACCACTTCCGCCCCTCACATTAGAACAATTCAGGGATGCTATGAAAGTTCTAATTGCGGGTGTTCCTGTAGGTGATATTAATGCTAGAGGTGGTAGACCTTTTAGATTAGAAAACACTATTCAGGGAACTGTAAGATATGAACAATTAGTCGGAAACAATATTAATGAAGAACCTATAACTATAGAAACTAATACGGTATTTTGGAGTGACACGATTACTTTGTCTCAAAAGTTAAATTATTTCTCAAACAGAGAATTATATTTTGATGAAAACTGGAATGGTGTAAATAGAATTAAAATTGAAGTTAACAAGGAACAATACCCAAATAGTCAACCATATTATGATTATGTTGTTCCGATTCTTATTGAACCCACCGCCGATGTTACTCAAGGATCTTTATTAACTTTCCAAGATCCATCATTATCAAATGACCCCAACCTTAGTGGTAATACATTTGTGACAAATTATGGAAACGGTATTGCTAAAGTTATTAGTTATGCTGATTATGACAATATAAATAATCAATCATCCACTGCAAATATATTCGTAAATATTCCCGAACAAACCTATGCTTTCCAATATCCGACTGATTCGGAATATTTCCAAGTTGTAAAAAAATATAAAGTTTCAGAATTAATTGACCTTCTTAACTCAGGTGAAAACACTTTGGATGGTAATTTTATTTCTGAATATCTTTTACATACACAAGAATTTATAATTAGATCGTATAAAAGTTATTCCGCTAGTGATGGACAAGGTGGTGGTAGATACGATGATATTATTGTAGATTTGAATAGTGAATACAATGCTCAATGTAACTGTGGTGAATTTTTCACTCTAAGGCCTATAGAATTAAATACCGATTGGTTGAATTTAGAAGTTGCATTTTTGGTCAGAGGTGTTGACCCACATTCACCGACTCAAACAATTTCATACGATTTGTCAAGAATTATGGGTGTTGACGGATGGGGATTTGAGGTTGTTACAGGTGAATATAAATTGAATATTCCTATTCAAAAAACACCGGCAAATGTTATGACATTTAACGGAACACCCAAACGATTTACTACCGCTGTTGATCATAAATCATTGAATAACTCAAACTCACCGGCCAATGGAATTTTCTTTGATTCATTCTTAAGGGGATATAATTTGGGTGGTGGGCAAGGTAAAGGTGGTGGATTACCTTCACAACCGTATACTGCTTTTACAACAAATTTACCGCAATTTTATTTGGATGGTGGAGAAAATGTTACACACGAAGTTCTTTGGGCGGAAGGTGGGAATCCATATAACTTGAATACGTCTGACACCATTTATAGTGGAACCGTTTATCAAGGTGGATGGAGAGGGTTGGGTGGTAATTGGTTAAGTAGTTATCCTCAGGGATCTGCGGATTTACAAACCAACCTTACCCAATATAATCTTTATTTCACTTATTCATTTAATGCTGAATCTAATCAGACTGGTAGTCCTGAAGTAGATGGATATGCTGTCAATATAGAAGGACACGCTTACAATTCCGATTTAGCTACTGCAACGCCAAATTATTATGTATATGATGAATTTATAATAAACGAAACTAATTGTAACTTCGTCGGTTCTAGTTTTGCGAGATCGAGTTCAAGAGTTAAGATACAATTACCTGGACGAGGTAGAACCATGTCCTACACATACAAACTATATGGAATTCCCCAAATAGAATGTAACAATCCAAATGGACTTGTATTCAGAAGTGATAGATTACCAGGTTCTACAACAGAACAAGGGGCTGGAAACCCAAATGCTGGTGGATATATTGATACACTTATTATAAATAACAATGGAACTCCAACCACTATCACAACCACAGATAATAGATTCGCTCTTCACCAAAATAGTAATTTCTATATTGCAAATTACGGAAGTGTTTCTGAGGGAACTCTGACGACCGAAGCTTCTATATTACAGGGGGTTTACCAAGTTGCGGGTTCTACGGGTGTTGCTGGTGATTCAGGAGCATATGAAGATTTTAACGAAGAAATGGATGACGCTAACGATCCAGCTTGGTCAGGAATGACAAATTTAATTCGTTCTTTCCAATGTGAGGGAATGAGAGAGTTGGATTGCTATTATATTGATGAAAACGGTGATATACAGATAAGTGACGAGGAGGACAATCCAAATGGATGTAACCCAGATGAAGTTCAAAATGGTTGTTATAGGTTATTCAATAGACTTTTAAGGATTGCTGAAGACATCCAAGATTTTAATGAATGGAGACAAAGATTTACCATTTCATTTGCACTTTGTCGTGATGTGTTTTCTTTGGATTTTATTAATAATTGGGTAAACGGAACTTTGTTTATGCCCACCTTCCAAATGAATACTTTCTATGATATAGAGGGTCAACCTTATTATTCATATTGCAAAGATCTTATAGCGTTCAATGATCAAACAAATAGTTTTTATTATAGATCGTCGCCTTGGGCTGTTCAAGAGAATCAAT